ATTAAGTGGCCGCGTGGCGAGATGGGCTCGCTACCTGCCGACAGTGAGCAGTACATGTTGATCGAGCATATAGCCGGAGAGCTGGAGAAGCTGCAGAAGGAGATCGAGTCTGGACAGGCTCCGTATGACCAGCAGCAGAAGCTCCAGATCGAGTTCTTTGAGAAAAGAATAACATCGACCGAAGCGGCTATCGAGAAGCTGAAAGACAAGCTCATGGAAACACAACATCAGGTAAACGGAAACGGAAAACAATGATAGAAATATTCACAGGTTTCATTTTATTTTTGATGAGTGCTGGACAACCGATGGAGTTCACGCCGCGTGACTCTCTGTCAGACTGTCCGGCTACGAAGCGAAAGATCATGAGAACGGGTGCGAACTCGGAGATGTGGGTATGTAAAAAAGGAAAGTTGAAGATGCAGAAGAAGTCTGACGGAAACTTTCATCCAATTGAAGTGTTAGAGGATTAGATGAGTACAGAGAACGACGAGTTAAGAGATCGTGACGCGAGGTTAGGAAAAGAGTTCGATAACTCTCGAGTACATCCGGAAGGATTTCAAGATCCATCCGGTGAGTACCCGAGAACACCATACTTCTATGGGCCCTCGACAAACCTTGCTGCGAGAGGTATCAAGAGAAACGAGTTGTATATCGGTGGGGGTAACATCGATATGAATCTTGATCTCGATGAAGCGGTCACCTCGATGTATCCGTATAATCAGGTTGACGAGAGTCGTTCTGGACACATCATAGAGATAGACGATACTCCGGGAGGAGAGAGGATCCTAATCAAGCATCGTACCGGTGCTGGAGTAGAAATTCGTCCTGACGGATCCGTAGTTGTTGCAACGAGAAACAATCTCGTTCACATCGTCCATGGAGATAATAAAGTTATTGTAGAGGGTGACGCTCACCTAGCGTATAATGGAAACCTAGACATCGACGTCTCGGGTGACATGAACGTGAAGGTAGGTGGTAACTATAACGTTGAAGTAGGAAATGACGAGAAGCACACTGTTTCTGGAAATAGAAGAAACAAGGTGTATGGAAACTCTGGAGACGCGGTGATAGGAAACAGGAGTGAGACTACTACAGAGGTCTTTACTGAGACTACACTTGGAAACAAGAATTCTATAGTAGGAGGAAATCACAAGGAAGTGATCGAGGGTACAAACACCGTGTCTTCGGGTGGAAACATGAAGATCACTACACAAGCTACAGGTGCTATCAACGCAAATAATATGAATGTTGCAGGACAGAACATATCAGTGTTTGGTGCTGCAGGAACAATTGGTGGAGACACTGTTACAATGTACTATGAAAATGCATTTGGTAAATCTGCGACTTATACAGACGGAGTGACTTCGCCTAACTTTACCGGCGATCTTACGGGAATATCAGATGAATCGATATTGGCAGATGTCAGTAGGCATACTGGTACAGGCGGAGGACCTGGAAATGCAAGTATTGGGTTGTCTAATGATGCTACTCCGACAGATACTAATGAAACTGCAAGACCTACATCCGGTATCTTAGCAGATTATCTCGGAAATAGTACACTTGGAACTCCCACAGTTATTGTAGATGCTGCAGACGAGTTGAAAAATGCACTTGATGATACCTCCTTTTCTGGAGGAGTTACAAATAAACCTCTCAACACGAGAGAAGTCAGATCTAAGATGAGAGATGGCGCAACTTTTGTAAATTCAAAGTTTGTTACACAGCAAGTAAGTAGAGGTGTTCTCAATCCTGAGTACACGAGAAGTGCACCACCTGTCGTAGGAAGAGTTACTGGAAAAGAACCTACTACATTCTTGGGACTTAAGTTCTTAGGACAGATTGAACCTGCGGGAGCAACTAGAAGAGTTAAACCTAGACCTTCTGCTAAACCAATTATTCCAGATCCAAGATATAATCCAAACTTGCAGACTGAGATTACTCCTAAGACAAAGCTGTCAAGGGGAGTTAGTCTTGCAAAATTCTTAGGAGGTCGTGGAGATAAGGTATCCATAGATCACATAGTTGGTCTAGATAATAGGAAAGCAATAGCTCGCCAGTTTTACTTGCATGCTGAAGCGTTAAAATCTGTATCAGAAGATACTGGCAAGTTTAAAGATCACAGGATGGTTGTTACAGAAGGCCTATACAGAAAAGCGCCTGGAGAGACTCTTACTTCTGGATCATTTAACGATAAAGCACAAAAAGGATTAGTAGTTGTCTATGAGTTGCTAGATCAGAATGGTAAGATAGATCTGCTTAAGACTTTTGACTTAGCAGTGCACTTGAAAGATAACCTATTCTACAATAAGATGTCTCTGAGCTATGATTATTTTAATCCTTCTGGAGAATTGCATTGTGAAATTATAATCGAGATGCCAGAAGTTAGTTCAACATTTGTTGCTCAGTACAATATGGAAGTTGAAACTTTATTTAATAATAAGGTACAAGCTAATAAAGAGTTCATCGAAATTCTGCAAAATTAATATAAATAGATAAAAAGTTTTCTGGAGTTATCATGGCAGCTAGAGCCTTTTCTATAGAAGATGGTAATACATCTGGGAGTACGGTCAATTCTACAAGAGATAGAGAATACAAAGATATAGATCTGACTCTAACAAAAAAACCTACTGGCGATGTTTACAAAAAAGAATCACTTGATTCAGTAAAGCAGGCTGTAAAAAACCTGCTTTTAACTAATGAATTTGAAAAACCATTTAGACCTTATTTTGGAGGAAATCTAAATAATTTACTTTTTGAATTAGCTGATGACTATTTTGATACAGATTTAGATGAACAAATACGAACTGCAATATCTAACTATGAGCCTAGAGCAGAGGTAGTCGGTTTAGATATTGATCACGAACCAGACAGAAACACTATTGCATGTACTGTTACATTTAGAGTGATAAATCTCAATGTAATTACATCAGTAACAACATCAGTATCAAGGGTAAGATAATGGCAACTAATATAGAATCTACTGCACTAGATTTTCAGAACATTAAGAATAATCTAAAAACGTTTTTAGCAAATCAAACTGAATTTAGTGATTATGACTTTGAGGCTGCAGGATTAAGTAACATACTTGATGTTCTAGCATACAACACACATTACAATGCTCTCACTGCAAACTTTGCTTTAAATGAAGCATTTTTAAATACTGCTCAGTTAAGATCGTCTGTCGTTTCTCATGCACAAACATTAGGATATATTCCAAGATCTAAGACTGCAGCTCTAGCACAGATTAACTTATCTTTAAATCTTTCTGGTGTAGCAGGTCGACCTACTCAACTTACTATGCCTTCTGGAAGAACTTTCACTAGTTCAATAGGCGGTGTTGCTTATACATTTCAAACTATTAGAGCTCACTATGCTACAGACGATGGCACTGGTACTTATAACTTTGCCACTACTGATGGTGAAACTTCAATTAAGATTTATGAAGGATCGACAAAAACTAAGACATTCAGAGTAGGAGAAACTTCAGAGCGTCAGATATATGTTATTCCTGACAACACTATGGATACTGCTACTGCTGAAGTTTCAGTATTTGCAAATCCAACAACGTCAGATTTTCAGACTTATCTTAATGTACAAGAGGCTGTAAGGGTTACAGCAGAATCTTTATTTTATCAATTAAATGAAACGCCAAATGGAGAATATGAATTGAACTTTGGTGATGGAACATCTTTTGGTAAATCGCCTGATGTCGGTAGTATCATTAAAGTCACATATCTATCTACTTTAGGACCTGAAGCAAATGGAGGAACTGTATTTTCACCGACTGCTGATTTCACAGTTAACGGTGTAGGATATCCTTTAGTGGTCATAACAGAATCAGCTTCAGCCAGTGGAGCAGTTAGACAGTCAGTTGAATCTATTAGATCAAATGCACCTATTGCGTTTTCTTCTCAACAGAGACTTGTCACAGCAGAAGATTATAAAGCACAGATTCTTGCAAAATTTTCTACGATCGAAGATTGCATTTCCTGGGGAGGACAAGATAATGTTCCAGCAAACTATGGAAAAGTTTATGTTTCACTTAAGTTCGCTAACAACGTAACTGAAAGTCAAAAGACAACTGTTAAAGATTCTATAATCTCAAATCTTTCTGATAATCTTGCTATACTTTCTATAGACACAGTATTCGTTGATCCTATTGAAACTTTCCTAAGTGTAATTGTTTCATTTGATTTTGATCCTAATAAGACTAGTAAAACCCTGGCCACAGCAGAGCAAGATGTTATAGAAGTCGTACAAAATTATTTTACTAATAACCTAGAAAAATTTAATGAAACTTTTAGAAGATCAAATATGCTTACTATAGTTGATAACATAGGTGAGTTTATTGTTTCTTCTAGAGCTGAAATTAAAATGACTCAGAGATTAGTGCTTACTTTAAATAGTATGTTGTCTTACGAAGTTCAATTTCCCGAAGAGTTAGCATCACCATCACCTTCAATATATGTTATTGAAACTGGTGCATTCACGGCTGAAGGCGGACAACAGTGTGTGATAAGAAACAAGTTTAGTTCCAATAAATTACAAATAGTAAACATTACTACAGGTCAAGTATTAACAGACAACGTAGGCAGTTACGATGAACTTGGCGGTAAAGTGACAATAACAGGTTTTACGCCAGAAACCATATTATCAGGCCAATCATATTTAACTGTCAACGCTGTACCAGCAAACCAGGCAACCGTTAAACCTCTAAGAAATTATGTAATTAAATTTGATTCAGGATCATCTTTTGCTCAAGGTACAGTAGACACACAAACTACTAAGGTAACTCTTTCATGAGAGATAGAACTCTTACCGATTATAAAAGACAACCAGATATATTTCATAGGCCTCAAGTAAAAGAGGTTCTTCCTGAATATTTTCAAACCAGTTATCCTAATCTTCTACAATTCATAGAGTATTATTATGAAGAGTCTTTAGAAGATGAGAACCTTACTGTGTTCGATGACTTATTTACTATTAGAGAGATTGAAGCGACTGAGTTAAAATTTTTAGACAATCTCTTTAAAGAGTTTGGCGCTGGTGTTTCTGCAGATTTGTTTGCAAATCCTCGAGAAATGCTTAGAAGTTTTGCTGAGTTTTTTAGAAAAAAAGGATCACTTTGGTCAGCAGAACAATTTTTTAGATCTTTCTTTGGTGAAACAGTAGAGGTGATATATCCAAAGAAAGATTTGTTTATCGTTAGTGAATCTAATATCGGAGCTGAATCTCTTAAAGTTATTCAGAACGGAGCTTTATACCAAATTCTATCAGTGTTGATAAGATCTGGTATTCCTTCATCTCTATGGAGAGAACTTTATGTTAAGTTAGTACATCCAGCAGGATTCTTTTTAGGATCAGAAGTGGTAGCAGAAGGAACTGGTATAGGTTCTCTTACTAGCCCCACTGTAATACTTGGTGATGCCGCTAACATTGTTGTTACATCAAATGCAGCAGCTCAACCCAGTGCTTTCGTTTTAGAGGAAGTTACTATTCAAATACCAGATGGAAACGACCCGGATACAGATTTGACACAAATAAGAAGAAGAGATATTCCAACCTTTGCCGGATTAAAGGCACTTGACTTTGCAGCTAACTATGAAAGAATTGCTGGCCTTGGTGATGAGATGGCATTGCTAGACGTTAACTCACCAACCTTTGATGATGACATAGACAGCGCTGCTTATACTGGAAGAGATCAGTCTGACAGAGGACCTACGGGTGCTATCAGAATGAGTAACAGCCTTGAGACTATGGATTTTGATAGACAGCTTGCTGCAGATTCTGACGGTACTGGTTGGTTGTAACGTTATAAATATACTAAACAGATTTTGAAAGAGACATAGATGACAAGACAAGTAATTTCTACTGGAAGCGCAGCCAACGATGGAACTGGAGATACTCTTCGTTCTGCTGCCAATAAGATAAACGCAAATTTTGCAGAGCTCTATGAAATCTCAACTGGAGATTCATCTTCTGTTGGAATATTAGTTCAGTTTAAAGGAGCTGGTTTACAATTTGAAGGAACTTCTATTGACGCAAATAAGACAACTCTTCAAGTAACAGATCCCACAGCAACTCGTACAGTTACTATTCCAGATCATACGGGTAATATAGTACTTGATACTAATACGCAGACATTGACAAATAAGACTTTGACTGCGCCAGAAATGACATTACCTGCTATACAGAGCGGATCTTTTTCATACGATTTTCAAGTTGGAGGTATAACCGGAGATAGAGATGTCACTTTACCTGTATTGCAAGGTAACGATACATTTGTCTTTAATGATCATTCAGCTACACTTACAAATAAGACTTTAACTACGCCTACTATTTCAAGTCCAACTATCACTACTAAAATAACTGACGCTAATGGTGCTGATTTCGTCACGATTACGCCAGTCGGAAGTGCAGTAAATAATCTTGAAATCAAAAATGCTATAGCATCAAGTCCTCCGATCATTCAAGCATCTGGAACAGATACTGATATCAATTTGTCTATTCAGCCAAAAGGATCTGGAACAGTAGTAATTGATAAGATAGCACATGAAACGGCGACTGTAACTGGAACAGGAGCGGCGCCAGTAAATGCTGGTCATATCATACTAAATTCGAACTCTTCTATTGCAGTCTCTTTAGCAGATGGGACTACAGTAGGTGAACAAAAAATATTCACTAACAAAGGAAATGGAACAGTAACACTCACTCCTACAAACTTAGCAGATGGGACAAATTTTGACATTACATCAAATAAGATGGCAGTTTGTGTTTGGGACGGAGCTAACTGGTTTCATATAGTATCAAGTTGAGGAAGTAAAACATGGCCGCAATTATCACACCAACACTTAAGACGTTCTTTATTAATAAGATCTTCGATGATATTGGCGATTCTAACCAAAGGTATTACCTTGGAATTGGAGAATCGCAAGATTGGGACAGTACTGATACTCCTCCAATACCATTATCGCATGAGAGAGAAGAGAGAAATTTTAGATTGAAAATGCAATCTGCGAAAAAAGTTGCAGCTCATTCTTTTGTTGTTCCAAGAACAAACTGGACAGCTGGTACAACTTATGATGCATATAGCGACGATTTTGATGCATATCCAACTAATGCTTATTATGTGTTCACTGATGAAAATAAAGTTTATATATGTCTTCAGCAAGGTAAGAATGCTCAAGGCGCGCCGGTGGCATCTTCTGTAAAACCGACAGGCGAAATTAGTAGACCGTTTGGAACTTCAGATGGATACACTTGGAAGTATCTTTACACGATCTCTGCATTACGAGCATCTCAGTTTGTTACTTCAAACTTTATTCCAGTTCAAAAACTATTATCACTTGATTCTGGAGCCAGTGTCATTGATGTAAAAAATAAAGCCATACAAGATTCTGCAGTACCTGGAGAGATTGTAGGAATTAAGTTAGTGAACGGTGGAAGCGGATATACGGGTACACCTACTATAGCAATTAATGGAAGATTTAAAAACGGTAAGACTGATGCTCATGATAGTAATAAGATTGCGCTAGCAACTGCAACAATCAGTGGTGGAGCTATTGTTAAGATTGAGATGAATGATTCTGGTTCGGGTGCTAAGGCTGGAAAGTCTTTTGGAAGAAGTTATGATTTTGCTCAAGTTACTTTTACAGGTGGAGGTGGAGCTAATGCACAAGCACAAGCAATTATTGCTAGGGACAGTGGCATTTCTGGAGATCCTCGTAGAGCTTTAAGATCCACTGCTATGATGTTTAATACAAAGATTGAAGGAACTGAAAACAACAAGTTTTTAGTAAGTCAAGATTTTAGACAAGTCGGTCTTATAAAAAATCCAGTAAGCATGGCTTTAGATTCTTTTGGTGCACGTACATTTGGTGCATTTCCAAACCTATCAGAAAATGGATTGCGAGGATTAAAGTTTACAACTATAACAGCAAACTTTACTAGAGATAATACTATCTTAGGACTTACGTCCGGCGCTAAAGCATATGTAGATCAATTTGATTCATCTGTAGTTAAGTATCATCAAGACGAAACTACTGGTTTTCTTAAATTTGTAGAAGCTGAAACAATTGAGGAAACTAATGGTAATGGATCTGGCACTCTTATGCCTGGCGGAGCTGATACTGATTCTGCTGCCTTTACAGAAAGCGGAATAGATATAACGAGCGGTGACATACTTTACATTGACAACAGAGCTTCAATTACTAGATCCACCGAACAGACAGAAGACTTAAAGGTCGTAGTACAATTATAGGATAGCAAATGCCAATACAACTTACAGATACCTTACTTTCCTCAACGTATAAAGACGACTATAAGGATAGTAATAATTTTCATAGAGTATTATTCAACTCAGGACGAGCTCTGCAAGCAAGAGAACTTACTCAAATGCAGACTATCATCCAGAGAGAGATGGAAAGATTTGGTAAGAATATCTTTAAAGAAGGTGCAGCAGTAAATCCTGGCGGATTGCTTTTAAATAAAAGATATGAATTCATCAAA